AGAGAAAACATTATAAATGCAAATTTAAACACAACAATTTACACAGACTCTGTTGATTCTGTAAATTTATTTCTACAACAACATTCCGTTCCCTAAATACCGTACCAAAAGAATTGACAAACAAAAAGTTTGTATTATACTGTTATCAATTAGGAGATTTAATTTATGAAAAACTTACCCACGCTTTACCAAGACTTTATTCATCTTTCTCGCTACTCTCGTTGGTTGGAGGAAGAAGGACGCAGGGAAACGTGGGAAGAAACTGTAGATCGTTATTTCAAGTTCTTTGATGAGCATCTCAAAGAAATGAAAGTTAAAGTTACAAAAGAAGAACGCGAAGAACTTCGTCAAGCAGTTCTCAATCTTGAGATTATGCCTAGTATGCGTTCTCTCATGACTGCCGGTGAAGCGTTGTTGCGAGACAATACTGCCGGTTATAATTGTTCTTATGTTGCAGTCAATCGTGTGAGGGCTTTTGATGAAATTCTGTATATTCTTATGTGCGGTACTGGTGTGGGGTTTAGCGTTGAGAAACAATTTGTCGAAAAGTTGCCGACAATTGCTGAAGAATTTACTAATTCTGACACCACCATTATTGTTCAAGATAGTAAGGCTGGTTGGGCTAAGGCTTATAAGGAACTTGTCTCCCTGCTCATTGGAGGTCAAATACCGCAATGGGACGTATCTAAAGTACGTCCTGCTGGTGCGCGGCTTAAGACATTTGGAGGGAGAGCTTCCGGACCAAAGCCTCTTGAAGATCTATTCCAATTCACCTGTGATACTTTTAAGAGAGCGGCAGGGCGCAAACTTACCTCAATCGAATGCCACGATATTGTCTGCAAAATTGCGGAGATTGTCGTGGTCGGAGGAGTCCGTAGATCTGCTCTTATTAGCCTATCGAATCTCTCGGATGACCGCATGAGAAATGCCAAGACAGGTGCATGGTGGGAAGCAAATCCACAACGCGCCTTGGCAAATAACTCCGCTGTTTATACAGAGCGTCCAGAGATTGGTGTATTCATGGAAGAGTGGTTATCACTCTACAACAGCAAGAGCGGTGAGCGTGGTATCTTTAACCGCGATGCAACAAAGAAAACGGTTTCTCGTCTTGGTGAACGACGCGATCCAAACTTTGAGTTTGGTACTAACCCATGCAGCGAAATTATTCTGCGTGATCGTGAGTTCTGCAACCTAACTGAAGTTGTTGTGCGAACAGAAGATACACCAGAAACATTGGCTCGCAAGGTTCGTCTTGCATCTATTTTAGGAACTTGGCAAGCATCTCTCACAAACTTCCCATATCTCTCAAGCGAATGGAAGAAGAATTGCGAAGAGGAAGCCCTTCTTGGCGTATCTTTAACTGGCATCATGGACAACTTCTATACCCGTTCCTACAAGGGAGTTTCTGGCTCTATACGCGGTGAACTAGAAACACTTTTAACGACATTGAAGCAAGAAGCAGTCAAGACTAACAAGGAATGGGCAAAGCGTCTAGGAATCAATCCTGCTGCTGCCATTACCTGTGTAAAACCATCCGGTACGGTATCACAACTGGTAGACGCCGCTTCCGGTATTCACGCCAGACACGCCGAATATTACATCCGTACTGTTCGCGCCGATCAAAAAGATCCAATATGCAAACTCATGGTGGACTTGGGTTTCCCCCATGAACCATGTGTAATGAAGCCGGAACACACAATGGTTTTCTCATTCCCAATGAAAGCCGAAGGTTCTGTTACAAGAAACGATATGACTGCTATTGAACAACTAGAACTTTGGCTAGTATATCAGCGCAATTGGTGCGAACACAAGCCATCTGTAACCATTACTGTCAAGGAACATGAATGGATGGAAGTTGGTGCGTGGGTATATAAGCACTTCGACGAAATCAGTGGCATTTCCTTCTTGCCACACTCCGATCACACATATAGACAAGCACCATATCAAGATTGCACAAAAGAGCAATATGAAGAAATGCTTATTAAGTTACCAAAGAATGTTGATTGGAGTCAACTCAAGAAGTATGAGAAGGAAGATAATACTGCTGGTACACAAACCTACGCTTGCAGTGGTGATAAGTGTGAAATTGTAGATTTGACTAAATGAAAGTAGGATCGCTATTCTCAGGAGTTGGAGGCCTTGATCTCGGTTTTGAGCGTCAAGGTTTTTCCATTTCCTGGGCATGCGATAAGGAGAAATCTTGTAGGAAAATTCTTGCAAAGCATTTCTCAACCACTACAATATACGAAGATGTTCGAACGATAGATCCTCTCAAGGCCAGTCCAGTCGATGTTGTAATCGGTGGGTTCCCTTGTCAGGATCTATCTACGGGTGGACAGAGAAAAGGATTAGCGGGAGAACGCTCAGGATTATTTTATGAGTTTATTCGAATCGTCAGAGACATGCCAACCAAACCATCCTTCGTGGTGGTCGAAAACGTCCCCGGAATGCTCACAAGCAATAATGGAAGAGATTTCGGAATCATTCTCAATGAGATGGTCAAGCAGTGGAGTCCTAAATCTATTGCATGGCGAACACTGGACAGTAGATACTTCGGTGTTCCCCAAAGAAGAGAACGAGTCTTCGTTGTCGTCGATCTTACAGGAGAACGCGCCTCGAAAGTACTTGATCTCAATACCGACATGCGAGGGGATATACGAGCGAGGCAGACGAATGGGAAAAACCTTGTATCGTCCTCTGGAGGATTGTTTGAAGAAAATGTTGAATATCCAATAACCATAAGAAAGTCTCGTAAAGCGCAGAGCAACAAAGATTTTGAAACTTGGATACAAACAAATTATGCCAATACACTAAATTTATTTGATGTTGGTCAAAGATCAAGTGTATTGGTATTGGAATCCCCAAATGCAGTTAGATATCTTACACCAATTGAATGGGAAAGATTACAAGGATTCCCCGATGGTTGGACAGATGGATTGTCTGATCGTGCTAGATACTGTCAGATGGGAAATGCGGTTACAGTAAATGTAGCAGAATGGATAGCAAAGCGCATCAAAGGAGTAATATTATGAGTAATTATGTGCCAGGTGAAGGTTATGATAAAGGGTTTAAGTGTCGTATGAATGGTGGTTCAAAACCATCACAAGCACTTTGGTCTACAGATCCATATTGGCAAGAATACCAAACTGGTTGGAACGATGCCGACGACAAAATTATCAAAGAGGCTCGTTCTAGAAATTTAAATGAAAACAAACAATTCCTATCGGAATAAGGAGAAATTATGAGTAATGCAATGATGTATGCCTGGATACTGATTGGTGGATTCGTTTTTATGACTGTTTTGTTTTTTATTGCAGAACGTGAAGTTAAAGTATTAAAAAGAAAGTTAGCGGAGAAAGATGATATTCTTCGTTTAGATGATGAAAACGATAAGTTTGATAGTGTTTATCGTCAGATGGAAATAGAAGCACAAGCATTAAGAAACACACTAGATCAAAGGTTCAAAGAAACTATGGATGAGTTCGATAGAATTCATCAACGAATTGATAGGACTGAAGAAAAACGTAGCACCCCAGTCAAAAAGAGCAGAAAGAAGTAATAAGAATCCCGATCTAAAAAATCGGGATTTTTTATTTGTGCCTTATAAATACTGGCGTAATGCAGAGGGTACTAGTAACCATCCTAGTAACTTCCCTTGCGACGCTAAACGCCTGCAAAGGTGTTCCTGCCGCTTCATCATCCCCTACACAACCAAAGGAAATACCCGAAGCGGTTGAGCCCATTCAAGAACTGCCCGAGTTTATAACCCGAGGATTCACAGTCATCGAAGAGGGGCAACAAGATCCCTTTGGTTGTGTGGGGAAAGTATTAAAAGAGAATGGGGACATGATAGGTAGTTGTGTTCTTATTTCTCCACGGGTAGTTTTAACTGCTGCTCATTGTTTAGAAGATGGGGATGCGTATTGGTTTCAAACAAATGATTGCGAGCGAATACGTATTGTGAAGTGCATAATTCATAAAGATTACATGACAAATTACAGTATACACGACATTGGTGCATTTATATTAGAAACACCAAGCACAAAATGTCCTGCGGTACTAATTGATAATTTTGGAGAATTGACTAGACTGGAAACTTTAACTACCGTTGGATACAGTTTTGAAAAGAAAAAGATAAGCAATCCAAAAACATTCTTTTACTATGGAACCGTAATAGAAGAACCAACACATATAAAGTTTTTGCCATTAAATGGTAGTGTTTGGTTTGGTGATTCTGGTGGAGCATTGTTTGAAGATAGTGGCAAACTAGCAGGAATAGTTTGTTCTTTTGCCATATACGGATCGCAAATATTTGAGAACTCGGCTACACATATCATATTGTATAAAGAATGGTTGCAAACCATAATAAAGGAGAATAAATAATGTTGTATGGTAATCGCTGGTATAGATTATTCCTTGACTGGGCCCGCAATTTGTGTGTTCAACGGAACCGGAACGTTCAGTTACAGCAAGTGTTCGTTCTATTACCTAACAGACACAAAAAAGTACGCTAACAGTTATTTAAGCAACATCATAGGAGAGACATTCCTAGATTGGGATTGTGATATCGAAAGATATGAAACAATCGCAGACTGGGCAATGGAAGTCCTAATTGGTTGTTCTGCTATTGCACTTGAAGGTTATGCTTATGGTGCGAAAGGTAAAGTATTCCATATTGCCGAGAATACTGGTGTTTTAAAATACAAAATCTATCAGCGGGGAATACCACTAACAATTCTTCCACCAACCGAAGTAAAAAAGTATGCCACTGGTAAGGGAAACGCGGACAAAGAAAAAATGTATGATGCATTTGTTGAAGAAAACAATATGCTCTTAAAGGCAATAATAACACCGGACAAGAAAGATATTACTAGTCCGGTGTCTGATATTGTTGATTCGTATTATATTTGTAAGTATTTGTACTCTAAATTAAACGAATCTTAATTCTGTGGAGTTTTTGATTTCTTTGGATCTTCAAATCCATCTTCATCCTCATCACAGATAATGGGTTTCTTGATTAGATATCTCCAAGCGGCAATTAAAGCAGCCATCGCTAGAGGTACATACCAAAATAACCAACCAAGAGATGCTTTTTGTGCGCCTGGTTGTGCTATTTGATCTTTGATTTGAAGTATGACAACATTATCTTGTGTTGTATCTGGCACTATAACTGGTAATTGAGAGGAACAACCAGTTACTATTAAAGCAAGAATAAAAGGTAGGTATTTCATGTTTACTCCTTATGATCTACTTGGTGTTGCAGCAGAGGTTCCAAAGTAGAAACCTACAATGCTTAAAAGAATTTGTCTATTTTCAGATGACCAAATAAATCCATTTATTTCAACAAACGCTTTTCTTGTTGTTTCTGGTATTAAACCAAACAATCCTTCTGGGTTCTTTACATCTACTTCAATGAAGGTTGGAATACCAAAAAATGGTAGAATAAATGGGGCAGCAAAAGCACCAAAGAGTACAGTTAATACTATTATTTGTCTAACTGCTCTTCCTGTATCAAGAGGAACACGCTTTGCTGCTTTATCCTGGTTCTCGGTTGTTATTTGATTTGCTTTAATTAAGCGTTCAAAAATTTCTTTTTGATCTTGACTCCGTTGCGCTAGGTATTTAAAAAGAAATCCAACAAAACCACCACCGATCATACTTATTAATTCAGTTGCAATCATGGTTGTCTCCTGTGCAAATTGGCAAAATCTTTATACATCTTTGCTCTACGTTTTCTTTCTTTTTTCTTTTGTGGTATTTCTGTACCCCAAACTGGTCCAGAAGTTTGATTTGCAGGAGTAGCATCTGGCATACCTTCAATAAAGGCACCACCAACACTCATCCCACCCATACCACCACTTTCACCACCGGCAGCAGGTCCACCTGTTGCTGCACCTTCTTGTTCGTGTAGAGAAAGATTACCACTCAGAGCCATAGAACGAACTCTGTTATACAATAATTGATCTTTTGTTATTGCATCTATTATACTCTTTAGCAACGTCAACATTCTTTTTCTGAAAATTGGATTTGCTGTTCTTAAAGTTGGGTGTTTTAAGTCGAAAAGCAAACTATTTGCTTTAGAACCATTCATACCAGATAAAAGAAGTAAATAATAAAAACGATTAGGATTGTTTATAGATCCTTTCAAATAAGACATAATTTGTTTCATTTCTGCCTTATTTGATTTTGATGTTGCTTCTTTGATTGTTTTTTTTACTTTCTTGGGACTATACTTATCGCCTTCCCAAGTCTTACCGGTTTTATGGCTGCTAAATTGGTGTCCTTTACGATGAGCCTTTTGCTTCAATCGTATGGCTTTTCTTTTTTCTTTCTTATCCATTTCACCCCAGGTTTTTGTGGTTTTACCGGATACTCTTTGGGATGGTCGACACTTAACTCTTCCTTTACCCTCATATGCTCCACATGGAGAACCGTCTTGAGCGGTCCATTTTTCTTTGAACCACCTGCGGAGATCTTCTAAAAGGTATACGGGGTTATTGTTCATTTAATCTCTCTGAGTTTGGTAATTATTCTTCTATCTAATGGTATTTGTATCAAATCTACTTCTGGAATATCCGTTGGAACGCTGTTTAAGAATACCAAAAATGTTTTCAAGTAAGTATGTAAATCATCTTCTATTCTCGAAAACAACAATCTAGCAGCAGCATCCACACCAAAAACATTTGTGAATATTATCAAGTGATTTAGTATCAATCTTTCTCTTAACACACCAGAAGTTTTGTATTTTCTAAACAATCTCTTCAGGTATTTGATTCTATTCATGTCTTCGTGAAATTCTTCAATGTTTTTACACTGCGGATTGTCGTAGTGTTTCATTGCAAACATTAAGAAATTATCATCATTTAATTTATAAACATCCATAACCAAAAGTTCCATTATTAATCCTTACTTTTATTACCCCAATTCTTTGCACCAACTTTTCTACATTTGCTAAGAGCACCCGAAGCATATGCTGAAGGCCATACATCATATCTTGCTTTTACCTTGTGGTAGCAAGCATCTTTCTCCTCATTCACTTTTTTTTTAAAGTTGCTGCTGCTTCGGAGCCGCCTTCTTCAAATTCTGGCTCAGAGCCTTTGCCCTTTTCCATCTTGGCTTCAATTGAATGGAATCCTACCTCTGGTGGGTGCTTCATTTGCATGACTAACTTGAGAGGACTACCAATACGGTGAGTAATACCATCATCGTCTATTTGATTTCCCTTTTCATCCATGCCCTTGCGCCCACCAAATTGTGTCAAAGCAAATTGCATATTTTCTTGTGGATATGTCTTCCCATCATACTTAAAGTCAAATCCAACTTTATTCAATTCAACGCGCAAACGAACCAAAAGATCTCTTGGATCTACGATGCCGGACGTTGGAACATTCTTTAAAAATGAAGATATACCAGCATTAATTCTTTCAATCATTTCTGGTTCTGTCACATCGTACAGTCCTACACTACCATCAGATGCTTGTTGACTATTTAAACCAGGAACCATCATTCCTTTGCTTTGTTCGTGGAGAATTTCATACCGTTCTATTAATCTTCTAAGTTCTTTGAATTTCATATTAGTATTTGCACTTTCTGCCTGGTGGGCACGATTTTGTTGATCCTTTTGGTCCTGCCCAGAGTTTACGGCAAGCCCAGTATTGAGCTCCTAACTTCGATTTCTTTTGTCCGCACTTGTGTCTTGCGCGGAAAGACTTGCGAGCAGCAGGACTGTAGTTGTGTCCGTATCCTTTTGCTCCAAAATGGACTATCTTTTCTTTACCGCCTTCGCATGCCTTTACCATCATTTTCTTTCCAGCACTGGTCGAACGACGGGGTTTATTGCAAGGCATACTATCCTTGTTTGCTTCTGAGATAATTTGACGTAATTTGTGAAAATCCATTTGTTAAATCTCCAATGTATTTATCATTTACGCCATTTGTTGTTATTCCTAGAACGATTGGTTTTTCTAGAAATAACTCTTAAATTATCCGAACTGTTGTCGTTTGCGTTACCATTTTTGTGATCTAGTTCTACAGAACTATCACCTTTACGGGTGCGCCCAGATGCATTTGCTTGTCTGCGAGCGACAGTCCTCTTATCCTTCTTCTTTCTATTAGCCAATTGCTTTGGGGTTGGGTTTTCTTTACCCCAACCGTACATTCTATGATCTCTCTCTTTACGAGTAGGATCTTTAGCGGCTTCCATGAAAGAAGCGATACGCTGTAATGCCTCCTTGACTACCTTCTTCTTTTTAGATTTGGCTTTTGGCTTCGTCGTAGTCTTGGC